GCCCTGCGCCGTTCGTGTGACGGCCGGTCGGAAAGACCACCGTGTTGTTGAGCGCCTGGTTGCCGGTCGTCGTGACCGTCGTGATCGGGTAGAACCCGAGACGATCCACCAGCATGAACACACACGGCATCGTCGTCGCAGCAGCCGAGAAGGCGCTCGCGTTCACAATGTGCTTCGTATCAGTCGACACGTCGCCGCCATGCGGGATACCAGGCGACGTCGTCGACGTGTCAGACAACGCCTGAAACGCCAGGTTCGTACCCGTCCCGTACGCCGTATCCGACCCCGGGTTGCCGGCGCCACACGCCAGGTCATACCAGAGACCGGCCGTCTGCGCCGTCGTCGGCAAAGCGTTCTTGTTCCAATCGGTCCGCAGGAACTTGCCGTCCGTCGTGGTCGACGTGATGAAATCGTCAAGGCTTGAGAAGCCCATATCTATCTCCTCAGTTCCAGACGACCGTCAGGTCACCATGCAAAGCAGTAGCGGCCAGCGACCCGGCAGGGCAGGCCAAAAAGTTCAGGTAGGCGTCATCGACGATTCGTGGCAACTGCCCGAAATCCAGCAGGTAGTTCACCTCTACCGGTGCGTCAATACCCCTCAGCGACAGTTGGGCGAGCGGCTTCACCAACACCAGCGCAAACAAGCCGACATCGGCGCCGTTCATCGTCACCGACTCAATCGAACGAACCCCCGTGTCACCCGCCTGCAACGGGATAAACGGGCCCCGAGCGTTGGCGTTCGCACGATCCGACGTGACGATCGACCCGTTCACCGACACCGCATTCTCGATCACCGTCTGCGACGTCCGACCCGCAACACCATCCGAGTTCGTGTAAGAGAACTGGAAGGTTTGCCCGCCGGTACGACCGGCCACCGACACCGCCATCACCTGCACACCCTCACCATCGGTGTAGCGGGTGAGTGTCTGCGTGTTGTCCAACGACTGGGCGTCAGTCGTACCCTCATCGATGAACGGGTAATAAAACAGGTAGTCACACAAGATCATCGGCATCGGCAACGCCGTCGCCGTCGACGTCATCACCGTCACCCGCTTCAAATGCTTCGTCAACGGCGACACGTTCCGACCGTGATTCAACCCCTGCTCATCCGAGTAGGACATCGGCACCCCCACCAAAGGGGACGCCGCATAATACTGCGGCACCGGATTACCCGGCGACATCGACAGATCAAACCACACACCGATCGTCGACACCTGCGACGGCGACTTACGCCAAGTCGAATACCACGTTTGGCCGGCGAGCTCGGCGTCGGCCAACGCCTGCACGCTCGAGAAGCCCACCGTTACGCCTCGGTGATGTCGAGCGCACCCGCAGCGAACTGGGGCTGAATGCCCGTCGACACCGACAACGACGACGACAGGGCACCCGAATACAGGATCTCCGTCGACCCCGAAGGCGTCACCGACACATGCGTGATCGTGTTCGACCCCGACGAACACTGCGGAAACTGAATCAGGTTGTCGTTCGTCGCCGTATCACCCGTAACCGTCCACGCCGAAATAGCACGCGACACCGTCACCAACGCATACGACCCGTACGTCGCCTCAGACGTCGACGAGTTGCCAGCCTCACCCGGATCAGCCGTATGAAGGTGGATGTCAAGATCGGTCGCCGCAGCCCACGACGGCGCGACCGCCGTGAAGATGTACGACAGAATCGACGTTTCCGTCGCATTCGACTTGCTCATGCTGGCTCCTCGATGATGACGCTCAACGCGCCGACAGGGATGCGGAACTCGTCGCCCGCCCTCAACTCGGCCGGCGCCAAACGGCCCGACCACAAGAACACGCCACCGACACGCGACGACCACACAGAGAACGCCGACAACGACTCATCAGCGACCACATCGCCAGAACCCCAGAACAACTCGTCCGAATTCCTGGCGACACCATCAACCGGATCGGCGAACAACAGCGGGCGCCGACCGCGACACGCCGCCACATTCGACACACCCTCACCCGGATCACCCGTGTGCAGTTGCAGAAACGGTGTCTCCACCGACCAAGACGCCAACCCACACAAGACGCCCAGCAGGCGGGCGTGAGCGTACGAACCGAGATGCTCAGGCACCGACCGGCTCCTCGATCATGCCGACCGCCTTGCCAGACGCGTCACGCTCAATCACTCGACGCATCTGCGTCGCCTTCGGCGCCTCAGGCTTCACAAAACCGGCAGGCAAACCGACAATGTTGCGAGCCTCATCCGGGGTCACAATCACATCGACCGCCGGAACCAGCTTCGCCAACAACTCTGCCTCAGACAACTCACGCTCCGGACCATGATCGGCAGCCGCGATCCGCTCACGCTGCTCGGCCTCAGCAACCAACATGTCGCCAAACCGGTCGATCTGCGTCTGCGAATACCCGGCGTCCTCCCACAACTGACGCACCGGCACACCCAACGACATCTTCTTCAAGAGCGAATCCGTGTGCTCCGCTTCCGAACGGGACTCTGGATCGGTCCAAATCGTCTCAGCCATACGAGCCTCAGACCGGCGATCATCCAAGACGGCAAACGCAAGACGCATCACCTCTTCCCACGACTCGCCGAAATGGCGATGCCGTGACCGGCACTTCGCAATCAGGCCCGTCTCAGTCGCCTTCAACGACTCACCAGACGGAAACGACCCGCTCGAGCCGAGCAGGTAATGCGGCGGCGTACGAGTACGCGACGCCAACGACTGCACCCTGTTCTCAAGCGCAGCCACATAGTTCCCGAGGTTCGACTCACCGAACTCACCGAACCGGGCCGTATCCGACTCCACCGACCACAGGCGGTCAACCGCCGACGCATACGCCTGCAACGGCTTCCCCGTCACCGGATCAGTCGGAATCTCCACACCAGTCGCCCAACGCTGCTTGAACGCAGAAAACTCGGCGGCAACCATCATGTCGCACACCAGCTTGTTGATCTGGTTCTGAACCGAGATCACATCGGCAATCTCCGAACGACCCTCACCCAACAGGCGAGGACGGTTCCGGAACTCGACGATCGGCACCACCCCGAGCGGGTTGTCGACATACTCGTCGTCGAGCGGCTTCCACATCGCACCCAACACCTCGAGGCGACGATCACGCCCCGAATCCGTCCGATACTCATCCAACGTGATCGCACGCTTCGACTGGAACTTGTAGATCCCGTCAGGCAGATACACATTCGCCCGAACATCGCCAGTCCACTCATCGACCCACGACTTGATCGCAGCCGCACGCTTACGCTGCGTCCCGTTCTCGTAGGCGACGAAACACTGGCCCGGATGCTCAACCGTGATCTCAGGCTGATCATCCTCGCCGAACCACACCATCGCAAACGCCGAACCCGTCTGAAGGGCCGTCGAATGCAACATTTCCGAATCGGCATCCAGGCAGTTCTCCTGCCAGATCCGCCACGCATCCTTATCGCCGGCCGGATCATCACCCATCCGGAACCCCTCCACATGGAGACGTTCCTCAACGGCATCAACAACCAGAGCCATCCAGTTGTCAGACACGCCACGCAACATCGTGGCGAACTCCTGCCGATACTCCGTCGTGACGAAGCTCAGAGGATGCAAACCGTCGTAATACTCCTCGTACATCCGCACCCGAGGAGCACGGACCATCAGGCGACGGTGCAACTGTGTCAGCCACCAAATCGGCGAACGTGGTTCCATACGTTGTTCGCCTCCTCAGCAACTAGATCCCGGCGTTGAGAGACGCCCTCGTACGCATCGTCTTCGACTTCGGGGGCGGCGCCGAGAGCAACGACCTGGCAACAGTCCAAGAAACCAGAGGAGCCAGCGACACCGTCGCCGCCTTCCGATCCCAGGTCCACGCGTTGCCGTGGTACTTCGCCGATGCCTTCTCGCCAGCAGTACGCAACTGGTCGGGGTCACCCTTAGGTCGCTTTGCCGACCCGTTGTTCACAGCGAACTCGATGTCGCTACAGGCCGTCCGGTACTGAACTGCCGTCAACGGCTTGACCAAATCGGCATCAAGGCCGACCGACTCGAAGTGCTCCCGGATCGTGCCGAGCGCCGCGATCGCGTCGCCGTTCGTACCGTCCAAACCAACAGCCGTCGGGCGCCACTTCGCCACCTTCTCGGCCAGAAACTCGGCAAGCCATCCGTCGCCATGCTGGTGATGGATCACCTCGCCGTACGAGTGCCCCAACGACCCACCACTAATGGACACCGACGCCCACCCGCGATGCACGTCGTAAGCCATCGTGCACTCACCAGGTCGCACCGGCTCGCCACCGAGAACCTCAGAGGCGAACCAACACTCCTGATTGAGCTTCGGTTCCGGACCATCGGCAGGCGGTAGCGGATCAGGGATACCGAGACGCTCCCGAAGGAACTCCCCTTCACTGCCACGCATCGCGTCAAGCTCGGCCTGCACGGCATCCTCGCTAATGCGAATGCCGAGCGCCGGCACGGCCTGATACCAGGCGTCAATGTCGTCAGGTTCGGTGCCCTCTGGCGCCGACCACTCCGCAAAGAACAGCCGCGCGCCACCCTTGCCGATAGCTCGTTCCCGCACGTTGTGCAACGGCACCGACGTCGACAACGGAGCAGACGACGTGTACCACACCTGCGGATTCGGACGAGCCGACAGCGTCGGAAGCAAGGCCCCCAACATCGGCTGCGTCAGAGCGAACGCCTCATCCAGATACACCGCATCGCCCGACATGCCACGACCCGACCCGCCAGAGCGAGCCAAGAAGCGCAGACGGGCACCCGACCGCATCTCAATCGCCTGCTCACCGGCACCACGACGGATACGGACGATCTGCCGGTCAACGTCCGGGCACGCCTCACACAGTTGCACCATGCGAAGGAAGTGCTCGAAACACGTCTTGAACTCGTGGGCGGTGTGCACCTGCAACCGCTCACCGAGCAGGGCCAACCCGGCAAGCTGGCGAGCCTCCAAGATGGACCCTTTTCCACATTGCCGGCTGACCAGAATGCCAACCTCAAACGCCGACCATTGCCCGTCGGACTGCTCAGACAGGGCGTGCTCGAGGCACCACGCCTGCCAGTCGTCCAACTCCAAGCCAGCCAGAGCGGCGAGCTCAACGGCTTCAGGCCCGGCGCTGCCTCGCCTGTCCGCTGGCAGGCTTTGAAGCCTTGGCCTCTGCGAGCCGATCCGAACGTCGTGAAGCAAGCTCATCCAGCGTCGACACCTTCCCCGTCGCCATGCCCTCGAGCTCGGCGAGGATCGCAGCCAGACGGCCGGCGATCTGCGCCACCACCGCAGGCGGCGCCTCATCCATGTCGGCCGCGAGCTTGTCCCGCATCGCCTCAAGCGTTCGGCGACGATCGCCCGTCTGGGCAGCGGCGGAAATGGTCTCTGACCTGGGCATATACACTCCCCTGGTCTCTGGTAAATAAACGCGGCCCGGCGAGCGCGGTCCCGTCGTGGGTGG